TGGGAACCTTATCAATCACATTCAATTATCAACGTATGAAAAACGGCATGACTCCCCTATTCACCTTTGATGAAATGGAACGCTGGTTCGACCATTTTCAAAGTAAGGCAGAAGATAAGATGCTTGTTTTCCTGCAAGCAGGAGGTGAAAAGTTTATCGAAGTAGCCCGCCGGAGTGGCTCATATAAAGACCAGACCGGTAACCTTCGAAGTTCTATTGGATATATAATAGCCAAAGATGGCGAAGTGGTTACAGAAAACTTTAAGGAGGGCGACAAAGGAACTGATAAGACAACCGGTAAGTATAAAGGTCGTAGGCTTGCAGAAGAAGTCTCACTGTCGTATACTGGTGGTTATGTATTGGTAGGTGTTGCAGGAATGGAATATGCGGCTGCCGTGGAAGCTAAAGGATATGAAGTCGTTTCAGGGGCTAATACGCAATGTGAGAAATATCTAAGAGATACATTGAAATCTGTTTTTAGAAAGATTTGATTATGGATGAATTCGACGCTGTAGATATAGTCTACGATGCTGTGATTACTGCAAAAACTAATGTTATGATTTACAAAGATGCATCGGAATCGGGTGTTACTAATGAACATATCGTTATCAATCACCTGCAATTGAATGAGCTCGACTTCATTAATAAAGTACCTGTTAACGTCAATATCTTTGTCCCCTTGAATGAAAACGGCATGCCCCGACGTCAGCGCATGAAGGAACTTAGGCGTAAAGTAAGGAAATCGCTTGATTCAATCAATAGCAATGACGGTACATGTAAAGAAGTGACAGTTCTCTGGAGTGTTCCAATGCCGGACTTGAAAGAGGGCTTTGCTTGTACAAATATTAGATTAGAAATTTTAATAGATCAATAATTATGGCAGGAGAAGTAAGACCTATCGCTATGGGCGTAGGTAAAATTAAATTCGGAACAGTCGGTGACGGTGTTCCAGGAGCGGACCTCAAAGATTTTCCTCTTCCGACAAAAGGAAGTGTTGCATTTAACTTTGCAGATCCCAAGGAAGTGAAGATTGAAGTAGAAGGTAGTGAAGAACCCCTTTATGTTGAACTGGTGAAAGATACGACAGATTATGTTGAGTTCTCCATCCCTACTCCATCCAATGAAGTCCTTAAAGAACTGGCAGGCGGTGAAGTAGATACAACAGGAGGAAAAAACATTTGGAAAAAGCCTATTAACACTCCCTCTATTTCAAAAACGTTCCAGTGCGAGACATTGCCTAAAGACGGAAAGAAAGTGGTTTATACCATCGTTAATGGTAAAATTGCCTCAAAGATTTCACAGGCTCCGGGATCAGAGCAGGCAGAGTTGTTACTTGTTCGTGTATATATGCAGTCTGCTATTACTGCAGAAGGTAAGAGACAGACCGCTTTCATGCGCGAAGTAGTTACCATTCTTGAAGGTGGAGAAGCTCCCGCAAATGCAGCGAATATTGAGGGCGGAGAAGCTGCCCCAAGTGCAGCTAAGAAATAACTAATTGGATTCCTGTATAGCTTAGTTGGTAAAAGCGCTACATTGGTTATGTAGATACCGGCGGTTCGAATCCGCCTGCAGGAGCAAACTATTGAAGAATGGAGCCGAAAGTATTGAAAGTTAGTCGCGAATAACTGAATGTATTGCCTGGAAGTACAACGGGCTAGGCTCCTTGAGGAAATTATGAGTATAAAGAACTTATTTCAGCAAGAATCGGAATCCGTAACGGAGCAGCCTGTCAAGATTCCATTTGATTTTACTAACCGAGATTCTATTCCGAAAGGAAAGGATCCCGGTGATTGTATTGTAATAAAGCCTATCACTGTCCGGACATGGTTTAGAATTCGTCCACTTCTCCTTGAAATTGAAAAAGAAGATATTGATAAAATGATTGTTAAAGATGGTGAGCTGAATGCTGATTTTCCAGAATTGATGAATAAATATGGAGGACTACTTCTCGATGTCGTTTGCCTGGGCATTCATAACAAGCCAAGTGATCCGCCGGCATGGTTTAAAAACGCCCTCATTGACAATACGACATGGGAGGATGTACGCATATTATTCAATGCAATCATATATCGCATAGGGTATCACCCTTTTTGTACCTCTATCACGATGCTTCGGAACGTGAGCCCGCTACGAGAGACGGAGATAATAGCCGCTCGGAAGAATCTGCAAAGCTGGAAGGATATAACCAAAGCAGATTCTTAGTTATTGCAAAGGAAGCTCTAGGATTAACGTTTAATCAAACGTTGGATAGTAGCTATGGATTAATAGAGATATTACTTCAGGAGTACTCATTTGTGATGAGACAGCGTAATAAGATGACTGACGAAGACGGAAATGTTGAAGGACGAGATTATGAGTGGGTAGAACTTCCGTCTTTTGATGACCCTAGTAAGACAGTTAGGATAAAGAAATATAACGATATTGCTGGAAAGGTCAAACGATAAGGTAATTTGCCATTGTGTTTATATATTAGGTTAACTGTTTTTTTATTAAATTGGTTTAGAGTATGTTTTCTGGTCCCTTGTATCTGTGAAGATATGGGGGATTATTTTTTAATCTCCTGAAGCTTCTGATTGAGAGATGCATTATCCCGCTGTAGATTCTCAATCAATCTTTTCTGATAAGCGAGCATCCCTTCAATTCTTCCTTCACTCTTCCCTTTCTCGTAGGCAGCTTTAATCTCTTCTTCCGTATAGCTACTTTTATTCGCTATGGATACGTTTTCATTTTCCTTGGTCATGGCGCTAATGAATAGTGATTTATATATTATAGAAAAAGGCTATCTCTCCCCCTATTCTTTCCGACCAAGGAACATAATCTATTGCAACGCATTAGGATTATGTAGCAAAGGGAATTGATAGCCTATATTGTGATATAGTAGGCGAATCAACTCCCTAATACGTTGAAATAAAAATCGTTCCTTGGTCTTAGAACACTGCAAAGATGCTTATTCTTCTCGAAATAGCCAAATTTTACCTCCTCTTTATATTTTAAGAATAAATGCTATATGGGTATTCAGAATAAAGATGGTGCGTTATATTTCGCAACAGGCATAGATAATTCAGGACTATATTCCGGACGTCAGGAAGCGATGGGAATCATTAAGGCAATGGCCAGTGAAATTACCGCTTTCGATGTATTCGGTGGGATCGGCATTAGTGCAGGTATCGCATTTGCCAGAGCTGCCAAAGGTGCATACGACTTTGAAAAACAGTTTCAACAAAGCATGAAAGAAGTTGCTACTCTTTCAAATGGAATTAAAGGCAGCTTAACGGATTACATGAATCAAGTTATGGAGATAACTCGTACTATTCCCGTTGAAGCAAACGAAGCAGCCAAAGCTCTCTATCAGATCGTATCTGCCGGACATGACGGAGCCAACGGAATGAAAGTGTTGGAAGCATCCGCAAAAGCTGCTGTTGGTGGAGTAACCGATACTGCTACTGCAGCTGATGCTATTACTACAGTTCTAAATGCTTATAAATTGGATGCTTCTAAAGCCCAGGAAGTTTCGGACCAGTTATTTACCACCGTTCGATTAGGTAAGACTGATTTTGGGCAACTAGGCAAAAGTATAGCCCAAGCAGCACCTATTGCTGCATCATTTGGCATTGATATAAAAGAAGTCCTGGGCGCAGTAGCATCAATCACCAAACAAGGTGTTCCCACTTCGGAAGCAATGACGAAAATACGTGCTGCTATCTTAGGTACAGCCAACCAGTTGGGAGACGCTACATTCAAAGGACGTACTTTCCAAGAAGCATTACAACTTATTTATGACAAAGCAGGCGGTTCATCAACCAAAATGAAAGAATTGTTGGGTACCGATGAAGCACTCCAGGCTGCATTAATGCTTACTGGCGAAAAGGCAAAGGAAGCAGCTTCCGATTTAGACGAAGTTAATAACTCTATAGGT